CTGAGTAGGACTTCCAAAATAAGAAGTACCCAAGTTGCGAGCAATGGCTTCTATCCATGGCGCTCTTGTTGTTTGTTCATACTTAGGTAGGGGAGCGGTTCGACCAGTAGTGTCAACAATTTCAGTGTCGCTTTGAAGTAAATCATCTAACCAACCCATTACACAACTCCCGCAGCTTTCATGCCTTGTCTTTGAAGTTTATACATTTCTCTCGCACCTAATCTACGTTGCTCTGCTTTGTCATTAGCTGGCGCTCCAGCCATTTGACCAATACCTCTTAAAGCCGCAGCGTTTGTTACAAATTCGCCATCACTTAACATGGCGGGTATATCGTCTGAACGCTCAGTACCTGGCCCAGAAATCTGACCATTCTTACGAGGATACTTATTGAGCATATCTCCATCAGCAAGATACATAAGTCCTCCAGATGCCATGCCTCCTCCCGGGCGGCTTATTGTTCGCCAATTACTTTTCCCTCTAAGACTAGGATGAGTTTCTCCAGTCAAAACAACTTCGCCACTCTCTTTATCAATCAATTGGTAATATCTACCAGTGGGATCTGTAATAGTTTCAAAAGGAAGATTTTTCATAATCTCTCTTTCTACTCCAGCCGCTATGCCAGCAGCATCAGGTCTTTGGATGCTTTGACCAAAGCCATAAGTGTCCATGTCCATTCCAGACCCTATTGGGCCTTTCCCTGCAAATGGATCTATAAGAGACATTTGTTCAGCTTCTGACAGGCTGTTGAAATCTATTGGATTAGCCGTAAAATTTTGAATGTTTTCTTTTACATCACTAATACTAGGATCAGCATCAAGCATTATAGTAGGTTTATCATCTGGCATCGGTATTCGAGACCCTGGTCCATGATACCCTCTACTCTCTCTTATCTTATCTCTTATCCCTGATAAAGCTCTGCCCGGAATATTAAGTAAACCGCCGCCTTTCTCTAATCGCCCAGTGTCCTCATCGTATCCTTTCAATAAATAATTAGGCCGATTTTCCCAAATCTTGTCAGCTATTCGGCTAGGCAGTCTTTTTATACCGCCGCTAGTTTTACCTGTTTCTCGATCTACGGATGGAAGAAAATATCCGGGTCTGTCTTCCCAAACTTTATCAGCAATTTGAGGAACAAGGTTTCTCGTAACATCCAGCAAGCTTGTCGATCCTTGACCCATCCTACTACTAGCAGTTTTTGCTTTTTCATCAAGCCATTCATTGCCTGTTTTTACATACTTGCCAAGGCCCGGAACATACTCCAACCCTTTTAATAAAAGACCAATGCCGCCGCCAGTAACTTTAGATAAAGCATCTCCTAAACCAGGGATCATCCCAAGCCCAGAGGTAGCAGAAAGAACATTGCCTAAAAGATTTTCAAATTCAGGGTTTTTAAAAACCCGATCCCTGACATTATAGTCATCGCCATATTGGAGTTCGCGTCCTCTAATCGTTTTGTCACGATCAAATAAATTTTTAATCCCCTGACCAAACCTTCCTTTACCTAATTTATCTAAATTTAATTTTCGGCTTGATGTTGGAGACTCTCCATAATCTTCATCTAAATAATTTTCAATCCCACCGATATTGCCAATGTTGCCAATATTACCGATACCGCCAATGCTTCCAAGACTTATTGGTCCTGTAATTGGTCTATCATCAAATTGACCATAAAATCTATCAGTGCCCGGAATTGGAATATTAGGATTTAATGTTGGGATTGGGTTCCATATTTCTACATCGTCAACATCTGGATCTTTTATAACCGGAAAAGGACTATCATAATCGAAGGAAGGACCACCGCCGCCGCCGGTCCATCTTGAAGAATCAGTAATGGTGTTGTAGTTCGCATAAGGCTGTCCAGACATTAAAGAATATCTTGTGCCTCTAGCATCTCCGGGCAAATTATAAGATACGGGAGATCCGTAAATACCATAGCCCTGATCCGCAAGCATCTGATCATAAGCGCTCATGCCTGGGACAAAATTATCTAATGAAGATTGAACTATTTTGGAAAATGAATCTTCCATCATCTTCCTAACCGCTGCCTCTTCTGGCGTTTCTTCTGTTGCTTCTTCTGCCATTACAGTATCAGCCCAACAAAAATAAAATCACCTAATAGCATACCATTATTCTCCTTCTGTAGTCTCATCAGATTTCTTGTAATAATCCACTATTGATAAGACTTGGCGTAGGTATCTTTTGATATCCGCCATGTTGTTACTAAGGTTTTCATACCCTTTAACAGTAAGCCCATAATACACATTCATAGGGGCATTACCCTCATTCAAATCCTTTAAATACTCTTCCATTGTCGCTGGAGTAAGAACCCTCCATTCGACCGGTAATGCGCTAATAGAAGCTGGTAATGGAGGGTGATACATGGGGGCTTCTTTAACCACCGTTACCACCTCCACAGGCTTTACTTGAGGGATGTTGGTCTTACCACCCCCAAGCATTGAACACCCACTAAATAGAGAGAACAGCCCTATTAGGATCAGTGATTTGTTCAAGTTCTTCTCCTACCTTTGCAGTACCTTTATTAATAATCTTTTCAATTAATCCAGGCTTCTTCATTGAGAGTACATTCAGATTGTGCTTTGCGAACTTTTTTCTGATGTTCTCAACCTCGATCTGTGCTTGTTGATTCTCATCGCTTAACCTTTCTATCTGATCAACCATGCGCTGCTGATTGTCAATGGTTTGCTGAAGGTTCTCATTCTGCTGCTCGATGGTGCTTTCCAGAGTCTTCTGGTTTTGAATTGAGCGTTCAAGCTGCAAATGAAACGATTTAATCTCTGCCTGAGACTTATCGTAATACATCTTAAAAGCCCCAGCCGTGATGATTAAAATTACCCCCAATCCTGCGCTTAACTTAAGCCCCATATTAAGATCCTTTCTTCCATTTCTTAGATGATGATTTAGTTTTGCTAGGACTCCACTTTACTTTGTCTGCCCAGTAAGCGGCTGACATCTTGCCTTTCTTTATGTTTTTACCATGCCTTGATTTAAACGCCTCACGCTGCCCAACAGTTTGATTCGTCTTAACACCTTGCTGCCCAAATCTAATTGTCTTTACCTTGTCACCCTCTTTTGCCACAACAACATGGGATTTCTTGGGGTGGTTAGGCGTTCGCTTGGGCCTGTTAAAACCAGTAACGCCAGCCCTAGCAAGTCTTGGATCTTTTTTAGGAGGCATACTTACACCAAAAAATTAATATTAGTCGGAGCTTTCCCCGACTGAAGTTGTATCTTATTATTTTTAGCCACATACAGTGTAGTGTTTAATTGCTCTACTTTCTGCTTACGTTCTTCAACCTGAAGATCATCCATTAACCTTTGATACTTCTGTTCTGCTACCTGCCTCCAAGCTATTTGGTTGGCAGGATTTGTTGCTCCCACATCCATAACTTCTCCTAACCTTTAAACATTAATATGGCTAGACCAACTACAATTCCAGCAGCAACTAAACCAGTAATTACAATCACTGTTATCAATATAATACGTTGGACTAACTCTGCCCGTTGTTTTTTTTGCTGCGCTAGCATCTCCATATGTCGTTTGCGCTTTGCAGCTTGATCAGCTTTGGCCTGTCTGTACTGCGTATGTAACTGAGGATCGACCACGATGAGCATATCCTCAAGATCCTTCTCATATCTTTCTTGTTGTCTACGCATCATAGAAATTTTGAGCAAATCACTATGGCTGACATTAACAAACTTTTCTCTCTCGTTCTTTTCAAGATCATCTAAACCCTGACCAAAATCGAGAATCGCAGACATGACTCGTTGAGCCCCGCCTTGAGCTTCACTGGCAGTCTCTATTAATTTGCCGATTTGGTTTAAGATTGCCGCAGCCGCAGCTACGCTTTCGATAATCATGGCTCACCTTCAGTTAGGGTTTGCGAGACATATAAGCAGTCGCGCCAAAATATAAGCCGATAATGCTGGCTTGACTAAGGAATAACATATCACTTAGTGAGGATAAGGTAGCTAGCCTTGACTCGGAAACGAAAGGCATAAGCGGTAATATCGCAAACCCAACCATAGAAGCCATTGCAACCCATGCTATGCGGCGCTGACTGTCTTGTTTCTCTTCCCTTAAATCCAACTCAATCATGCGTTCTGCGCGGGCCATCTCCTCGTCAGTGACAACTCCATCATTATCAATGTCGTATTTAGACCAGATTGAATCTTTCTGTAACTTCTTGCTCATGCTTAATCCCAAAACTTTTGGTTGGCTCCAGCCATCACCGGCTTACAATAAGCTGTGATGTTGTTTTGTTTAATGCCGCCTTTACACAGCGCATCTCTGCAATTATGTTCTATCCAGTAAGCAAACTGTTGGCAACGGTGAATATTCTTAAATAACATTTGTTCTGAACCTTGAGTCACATTTCCCTCAATAACCGTAATTAACATAAAAGCTAGTATCGTACCTTTCATTCAAATGGTGTGTATTGCTTGCCGTGATAAACCAGTGCTTGATTTCTATTATCCCCAGCAGACACATAAGAAACATGAATCCACCCACTGTTTGGATCTACTCCATCATAAAACTCTAAGATAAGCTGGTCATAATCCAAGTTATCTTTTATCCAAAAGGCAACCTCTTCGTTGTCTACACCAGGCAACTCAAAGTCTATAGCCTGTCCTTTGCAGTGCTGGCTGTTTGGGTTACCGCCAACTGCTTCGTTTAAATCAGGGCATCGATAACCACTGTTAGGTATAAACGGTACACCGAAATTTACCCTGACCGGCTCAACCACATACTCT